GAATACATAAGCACCCCCGTGGTTTCCAACGATGGACTAACATTTACCGAAACAACACTTGATGACTTTGTTGGCGGTGAGAATTTGATCCGCAAATCTGAAGACTTTAGTTCTAATTGGATTAACAATAATTTAACCATTACAGCCGATACCTCTGTAACAGATCCCTTCGGAGGCACTGGTGCTTTCAAATGTGTCAAGACAGGCAACGGCTCGTTCCAAAGACTTTATGATGGTGCTAAATATTCTAGTGGAGCTAACCTTACAGGAGGAGCAGGAGACACTTATACCTTTTCAGTCTATGTAAAGCCGACAGGGACAACTGTAGGTTTAAGAATAACTGCTACTGGAACCTCTTCCGTCTTTCAAGACTTTACAGTAACTCCTAATGTTTGGCAGAGGCTAAGTTTTAGCCACACAACCACTGGAGCTTATACAGGTCTTACAGCCTTCGTTTATCCATGTGGCACGGGGGCAGACAATGATTCTACAACGGGAGGTGACGCTCATATATTTGGCGCACAGCTAAACACCAACTCACTCAAGAAGTACCAAAAGACCACTGGCACAGCAAGAGACGGAAACGCAGG